TAGGTCGGTCTTTAAGTCCGTTGCCTGCGAGTAGACCAATAAGACCGCCTGCAAGGGTCATCAGCATCGGCGAAAGAACTCCCCATGCTTCTGCGTCGTTAGGGCTCTGCTCGGTAGGTTGCACGACAAAGAGCAAGCCGAAGATCAGTGAGGCGATTGCCATAACGAAAGATGCTGTGAGTCCGATTCCTACGATGAGGATTAGTCGAGCTTTGATCTGTTCGTTGGATAAGCGTTTGTCTGTGGTCATGGGCAGCGTCTTTCTAGTAGTCCGTTGGCTTTGGTGGTGTTGCAGTTTTCGCGGTTGCGATCAGCACAAGCCGTCAGGACAAGTGCAAGGATGACGCTAACTAGCAGTAGGCGGGGCTTCATCTGTTGGCTTTGGTAGTGCTGCGATTTCGTCTGCTGTCAATTCGCGTGTAACTGTTTTGCCAGTGACAGCATCGTGGAAAGTACCTTTTAGCGGTTCCATAAATTATGCCTTTCGGTATCCATAGACGGTAACAATGCCGCCTGTAAGAGTGTCTGCACCTACAGAAAGAGTAAAGCCTGTGTTAGACACGGCGCTTGTATCTACTCCACCGTTGAAACTGGTTAAAGATTGGTTTGCGGCTTGACCTGTAATAGCGGTTCTTTTGGCTAAAAACGGTGAATAAACCGTAACATTTGCACTGGTGTCGGAAACATCGCCGCCCCACGCAAATCTAAAATATGTGTTAGTTCCTGTGGCGCTACCAGTTGCCCCGTTATGAATTATATAAAACGACGAAGATGTGTAGGTTGAGCCTGTTGAGCTGTTTAGTTGCATTTGGACAATGTTGTTTAGTGAACTGCTGTCCGCGCCAGCAAGCACAATTTCATAGTTGTCGTAGGTCGTACTAAAACATCCAGCAACAGTTACGGTGCTAACGCCTGTTCCAATAGTTGCGCTAGTGATGTAGGTGAGCCCGCTGTTTATGTTGTTATTAACATACGCGCTAGTGAGGATCTGGCCTGCGGTCGTTGGGGTACTTACAGTCATGTTTCTATCCTAGGACATTGTCTTCGTCGAGTGTGCCATATACAGCGTCGTCCAAGATTAGCTCATAGACGATCGTAGTCGGTGCGGTAAAATAGGTGACAGCGTGACCAGCCGACAAAGTGAGCCGATGCTCAAGACCTTCTACCGTCAAGTTTTGGGCGAACTGGGTTGGGCCTTCCGAAGTGGTAATTGACTTCTCAACATTAATTACATCGCCTACATCAAGTAAGGCAAGTGTGTCTTGATCGAGGGCAGGTGTGCCGGGGAACTCGGTGCCTATTGAGTTGAAGCGTGCTTCTGGATTGGCGTTAAGAAGGTATTCGGCAAGTGTGAGAGCTGCGGCGTCGTTATGAACTAGCGAGTCCGTGATTGAGGTGGTTTGGATTAGGTAGGTCGCTTGTGAGGTCAGGTCTTCGGCGACTTCTGGCGATGTGGCTCCAGCGTGCTGAACTGATGCACGATTGACGACTGTGTCGGCTTGGAAGGCAATGTCAATCGCCGAGTAGCCGATCTTGGTTGGTGGGTTGGTGTCGTGGAACTCGGCGACAGGTACGCCTAGGACATTGCCGATGCGCTTCTGGAAGGTGATTGTGCCTTCACGATTTACAAAGATTCTGCCCTGCTCGGCGTCCATAATCTTGTTGGCGTACCCTGCGACCGAGGTTCCGTTAGCGACCGTGTAAGCAGCTGCACCGCCAAGGGTCGCCACACCTGTCTCAATGCTCCGTGTGCCTGTGTAATCCACTTCTGGTAGATCTAGCAGGTCATCAAAACGCTCGCTTGAAAGCTGCTCTGTGACATTCCATTCAGCCAAGAAAGTCTGCCCAAGTTGGTAAGAGAAGTCTGCACAAGTGACGCTTACCGTGTCCAGACCGCCAAGGGTAAAGGTGTAGTCAAAGTTCACGATGTAGCCGACCCACAAATATTCCTTTACGCCGAGCGAGTCGTATCGAGAGAAGCGGACTTTGCGAAGCGGTGCGAGCCCCGGCAGAGAATTATTCGGATCGTAGTAAGGGGATGTCGTGTCAAAAGGGTTAAACACTCCGTCAGCGTAAGTGTCGTTTAATGTGAAGTTCATCGTGCCATAAGGGAATTGGTCGCCAGTGTTAGCGCGTCCGCGTTTCGCTGTAAGACCGATCGTTCCGTCCATGACCGAGGCATATTGATCGGTGCCGTCTAAGACATAGTCGGTAGAGTCCAGCGTGCCTTTCGGATCGTCGTCCAATGTAAAGGCGTTCCAGTTGTACCCAGTATCAATCTCGAGGTCGTAATTACCTGATCCAACTACCGCTACGCCTGCCATTACGCGACCGCTATGTTCGCTGGGCCGTTCTGCCTGTTAAATGCTCTAATCGCGTTCACGACAGCTGTGCCAATCTCTGCACTTGAGCCGAGACCGCCGTTGATATTGATCGTGTAGTTGCCCATTCCACCGCCACCGCGTCCAGACAGTGGGACGACCGCTTCAGGGCCTCGCTCGCCGATCAGTGCAAGCGTGGGCCCTGTCACGATTCCGCCGTCCCCGAGCATAGGGATCTCGGGAACCTCGAAGCCTTTACCGCCGATTACTGGCACCCAAGAAGGGATGTTGAAAGCAAGTTTGCCGACCGTACCGTTCCAAAGTTTTGCGATGCCGTTGAAGAGTGTTTTGTAAATGTTGAAGATCGCTGTGAAGTAGGTGGTGAGTCCGTCGAAGACTGCTTTGCCGCCTTTGAGCATTCCTTGGAAGACGGTGTCTACGACTTTTCGGACGCTCTCAAACTTTATGTAGAGCGCCGCAAGTACCGCGATGAATGCAACTATTGCCAAGGCGATCAAGGTCAGAGGGTTGGCTAGTAGAAGCGCGTTGAACACTGTGACTACGCCGTTCACAATCATCTGGGCGGCGGCATAAACTTTCATAGCGGCATTGAGAGTCAGGATCGTCGTTGCAATACCGCCGATCGCGCCTGCGATAATCAAGAAGACTTTAGTGTTTTCTTGTGCCCATGCACCAAAGGCGGTCAGATATGGCAGAAGCGCCTCGACTACTGGGATGAGTGCTGCACCGATTGATTCTTTTGTCTCGGCAAGTGCAATCCCTAGACGCTTCATTCCGCCTTCGGCAGTGGCGGCAGCTGCGGCAGATGCTCCACCGAATGATCCGCCAAGGACATTGATGACATCTTCAAGCGATGCACCGTCTTTTATCATTGCTTTGATCTCTGGCGAAAGAGCTTGTAAGCCTTTCATGTTTCCGCCGTAAGCCTTAGCAAGAGCATCTGATACGGTCGCTAAATCTTTGCCTGATCCAGCGGAGATGTCTTGTGCAAGTGCAAGCGCATCGGTGGCGGTGGCAATGTCTTTAGTTCCGCGCACAAGTGAAGCAAATGCCGGGCGTAGTTCAGAATCCGCGACGCCTGACGCAAGACTCATCTTGGAGATCATGTCTTCTGTTGCTTTGATCTGATCGTCTGTAGCGCCAGTGACATTCTCGAGAGCTAGTGCAAGTTGTACCTGTTCGGCTTGGTCTTCCATTGCCGCCTTGGTTGCACCTACGAGAGCGAAGCCAAGACCTGCAATTGCGGCTGCGGCTGGGACTGCTGCTTTCTTGATTGCGAACGATGCTTTTTTGGATGCGCCTTCAAGTGATTGGAACTCTTTGATCGCTTTTTGTGTGCCCTTGGCATCAAACTCGGAAACAATTGGGATATTTACTGAAGCCATTACGAGACCACATTCCGATCAACTTTTTCCATGACAGTCTCCACGATTCGCCGCATTTCCGATTCGACTGTGCCTTGATTCTTTTCCATTGCTTTCCACATTACTCTTGATCGCATGCCGTAGCGCGCCGAGAGTGCACGACCAAGTCTTCCGTTGGCGGCCATGTCAAAGAGTGTCCCAGTGGAGCCCGAATAAATGATGTTGAAGACGCCGACATTGCGGATCTGTCCCCGAAACTCCGAGACCTTTTTTGTGTTGATCTTGGCGGAGATCTTTTGCTTGCGTCCAGCGTCCCAAGGAAGCATCTTGAAGCCCGAAGGCGTAGTCCAACTGCGACCCATACCAGATAGCGGCACCGTGTTAGGGATCAGCGCGAGCGCGTCATTGATGACAGGTTTTGCGACATTGCGGAAGTCTTTTGCGATTTGGTTACGAAGCCCGGGTTCTACAGAGTTGAGCTGCTTGATTGCGTCCTTTAGACCGTAGACCTCGATCTTGGTGTTGAGTCCGTCAGCCATGTCACCTCTTTTTGTTTTGTTTTTCTAGCACTGCGACAATGGTACTTAGGTCTCGCGTGTCGAAGGTGTCAGCGTAGAAAGTGGGAGCCCACCCTGTCGCGACTACAAGTTCAGCGAGTTGTCGCCTGTAGCCGCGTCCGTAGGGTTTGGGTCTGTTGAGTCCTCTACGCCGATCTCAACATCTGGATTCTGTTTCAACCATTCGCGCCAAGTAGCAGGAAGCGTCTCGCCTTTGATCCCGAGCATGATGTATGCCCAGCACGCCATGTCTGATGCACCAATTCCGCGTCCGTCGGAGACTCTACGATTCTCTAAGCGTTCCCATTCAGAGATTGCAAAAAGGTTTGTGATGAGTAGCTCTTTTTTGTCTCCGCGTGTAAGCGTGAGTTTGATCTTCATTTTGTTTCCTTTCGTCGGGCCAAGGAAGGCCGTTAATTATGCTGTGACATCAGCCGAGTAGACGCCACCCATAAAGGTAATGTCGATCGACTGTAGTTCTCCAAGTGATGCGGAGATCACTGGCAAAGACTCAAGATAGGTGCCTGTCAGAGTGAAGCCAGGATTCGTGCTGGAGTCTGCTGCGTCCGAAGGATTTACGACAATATTTAATTTGGTGCCGACAAGCGGTGCAAGTGTTGCGTAAGTCGCTGAAGCGGCATAACTAAGAAACAGAGTCAAGGTGCACTCATTGTCTTCAAGACCAGCGGTGAAAGTGTTTGCCGTGTTGCCGAAGACCGTGTCATTCAGAGCGGTCACGGTACGAGTCACAGTGGCAGAGGTGCACCAGCCCGTCAAGTTCGTGGCTCCGACGAGCACTTTTGGATTGCTGAGAATTGTGGATGTTGCAGCCATGATGATTACTCCTTGGAAGTGTTGGTTTTAGTTTGACACATAATGAGACCGAGAGTGTGGATTAGGCAGTCTGCACGACAGTTGAGACCGACAGCTCATAAGCAGGAAGCACCGAGCCACCGATATCTAGGTTTGTAGGGCGTCCAGAGACCACGCCGATATTGAGTGCGTAGATCTGGGCGAGGATATTAAGTAGGCTCTTTTGGGCGTCAAGGTTGCCCGGGCCTAGCGTGATGATCTGGAGTGTGAAGTTGAGTTTTGCGACATTGTAGTTATAGCCGTCAATGGAGTCGATGTTTACAAAGACGGAAGGTGGAGAGATGTTGCGCGGATCATTATTGACCTGTAGACCGCTCACCGTTGAGAGCTTTGCAACTAAATCGTCGTAGCCTTCGTTGAATAGATCCGTGTAGTTAGGTACAGCCATTAGGCGACCTGTGGGCGATCAATCCCGAGCAACTGGCGGATCATTCCGTTTAGGCCCATAACTGGAGTTACGCCCATGTTTTGGAACGAAGCAAACTGATCTACCGATCCACGCTGGCGATACAGCGCTCCACCGTACATCTGGGTTCCTAAGAAGACATCTTGCGAAGGAACAGTCGTAAGCGAGTCCACATAGCCTGCTTCCATTCGGCGTCTCCAGCAGAATTGTGAAGCAGCTGCGGCGCACACTGTTAGAAAGGCGGCGTCCGCGGCGGTTGCTGTGCCGATGCCGATCCAGTCCTCGAGATTTGCCGAAGTGACCCAAGTGCAGGTCTGCGTAATAGTTAGCGTGCCAGAAGCGGCAGTGCGCGCGACATCATCGGCGGTCTTTGCGACAAGCACCTGGTTAGCGATCGGAATGTTTACATCGTAGAGAAGATCGCCTTCGCTATCAATGCCGACATAAAGGTACTGCGGTAATGCGCGGACTGTGTAAGTTCCGTTAAAGGTTGCATCTACCCCGGCAAGGACGACACTTGCGCCGAGTTCAATTTCTGCATCGGTAAGAAGTTGAACTACGGCGTAGTTGTCTATGAGGTATTTCTGCGTAATGCTGTAAACAGCCATGAGCGGTAGCCCCGCTCTCGACTAAGCCTGTGTGATCTTGCGGATCATTCCACCGATTGCAGCAAAGGTTGAGACATAGCCGTGAAAGCTCATGGTCTTACCTAAAGTTGCAGGAGTGTCCACGCTAAGGAGGCCCTGAATGCTTTCGTAGAATTCGTAAGCATCGCCTTGTCCTTGACCTACGCGAGTGATGATCATGGTCTTTGCAGCGAAGTTGCTGTCTACTACCAACTGCAAGCCGAGTGGCGTGCCGTTCCATGATGTTGCACTTCCACCGCCAAGTGCGTTCTGGCCTGTGAGACCTGCACCGATAAATGGGAAGATTGGTCGGTTGGTTGTGTCTACAAGCTGACCAAGTTGTGACCAAACATCAACCGAGACAAACATGTGTGTCGGCATCCAGTTACGGTTTGCCGAAACATCATTCGCTGCGTCGTAAACACTCTTGAGCAAGTCTGCGACTGTTCCGTCCCAAACGCCCGACGAGTTTGCTGCACTGAGCAAGTCGTCCGCTGCTTTGTTGTCAGATGCGATCATGTATTCGCCCATCAAGTCATTCAAGATCAATGACATCGCCTCGGGGCTGGTGAACGAGATGTCTTGTGAGGACAAACTCACTTGCCCTGCGAGGGTAGTTTTGCCAATGGAATTTGCGGCAATGACCATTGTGGTTGCTGACACTGCAGAAAGTTCGGTTGATTGTGCGGCGACGCTTGTGTGTGTCGTGATTGTTGGACGAGTGAAAGTCTTTGAGCGTCCGTTGTCAGGATAAGCGCGAGCGCCTACAGCCTCGACTACTGGGCGCAAGAAGTTTAGATCTTGTACCAATGGCCCGAGCACTGGAACTGGCAAGAGGCCCGGGGTGTCCGAGGTAAGGACATCGCCTGCAGCTGCTTGAAGTGATGTGCGCTGTGATGCGGAGAATTCTGCGACTGCTGCGTTCATGTTGGAGAATGTGTCTCCGCCAATGTGATAAGCAGCCATAAATTCGCCAGCTGTTGGCAACTTAAATTCACGCTTTGCTTGTGCTGGAATTGGTGCAGTTGGAATGGTTGCTTCGACTGCTGGGACTGTTGGCTCTGACATGGGTTCGTTCTCCTGTGTAGGTTCTGTTTCTATGATACTTATTTCTTCGTCTTCGTGGTGGATACTCGCTGCGATGTCTGTGATCATGGCTCCAGCAAATGCAGGAACTGGCACCATAGACAACTCAATCCAGTCGGCTGCTAACACTGTTAGCGATCCGTCTTTGTTTGCTCGAGTCTTGGTTGGGTTTACTCCGACCGATACCGAGTCCAGTACGCCGTCTAAGGCGAGCTGTAGGGCTTCGTCTCCTGCGGCGGTCTTGCTGATCTTGGCACTAAAGAGCATGCCCTCTGGGGTGTCTACGCGCTCGGTGACAATTCCAATGGCCTGATTGCTGTCGTGGTTCATGTAAAGGCGCGGCGCTTTGCCTTCGATTGGAAGGCTGCCTTGCTCAAAGATGACTTCGGTTCCGTCGGCGACTGTTGCCGCTACTCCGTAAGGAACTGCGATTCCTGTGATAGTTCGTGAAGGTGTGCCGTCGCCTGCGGCTGCATCAATGCTGACGGACGGTGCTGTAAATCTGATCATTAGTTTGCGATCTCCTCTTGAGTGTTTTCTGATTCTGGCATTTCCATTTTGTCTGCTAAATAGTTTTCTTCTAAATACGATTCGTAGTCAAAGGCAACATAGGTTCCGTTAGGCAAAACATTATTCATAGACAATGTTTCTGCTATTGCATCGGCGTACAGCTTTACTCCAAAAAATAGCAAGTCCATGCGAGCCTGTTGCGATGACTGATATGAATACGATCCTGTAGATACGCCGATCAAGTATGGCGGAACATTGCCGATACGACCGCCAGTTTCTAACGCGCTGTAGTTGGCAGACTCAATCAGAAGCATCTTGTCTGGACTCATTGTCGTGGGTTCGTATTTTAGGAATTCGTTGAGAGCCGCAGTCTGATTAGTTGCTCGAGCAGTGTTGAACGCTGCAGCTAGATCAGCCAATTCTTGCGCGCTCAAAGGCTCGCCACCAGTCTGCATCAGCACGCCAGCCGGAATTGATGAGCTCGCATTGCGCGCCCTTGCGTCTTGAATCTTGATTGCTGTTTCGATTGCGGCTTGCGATGAATAGACCATGCCTTGAGTTGGCGACAAAAATTGCACAAGGTTTGCAGGGTCTATTTGTCCGCCTTGAAAATAAACTTCTTTAGAAGGTGCGAACCAGACGGGACCTGCCATGTCGGTAGTGGTAACTGATCCCGCTGGGAGCCTTGAGAAACTCGCGGGATAACCGTCAGCGGTGCGCGATGTGATGTACCAGAAAGCGCGCCCATAGAAGTAGAGGTCATCAAATGTCCAACTCATAAGAAAATTAAAGGGAACGGTTGGATCGGGACGACGCAACCAAGATCGGGGGGCGATATAGACGCGCTCCATTTCTTCGCCGTTCCACATTTCGTTATACATCTGTAATGGCATGCAACCAATTACAGACGCAAGCAGATCGCGTGCGCGTGAGATTGCAGGAATAGAGATTGCCGCCGCACGAAGTTGGCCCTCTCGATAGGTGTAATACTGACCGATCATATTTGCGCCAACATTGCTTGAGTTATACCCGGGATTCATCGCTCCAGCTGCAGCGGCTTTGGCAGGCGCAGGACTGATAGCAGCCTTGTTTACTTTGCGATCAAAGATTCCCATAGCACAAGATTACACATTGCGCTCGGATTGTGGTGGCACTCGCCCAGTCAGTTGCGGTATCCCGACGACAGGCAAGCAAGCGGACGAGTGCCAAGAAGATGTTACTGATTGACAGTGACGAGTATTGGCTTCTGGGAGTTTGCTGGTCGTGCAGCTGCCGACGCTCCCCAAATCATCGTGCGACAAAGCTCGATCGGTCCAGCTGACTTCTGCGAGCTGACTGCTATGGAGCCCTGCGTTCTGACCATTACTGCTCGGCAAACATGCTCGGCAAGCATGGCTTCCCCAGTATGAACTAGGCGACCTTCACTAATCATGTTCCTTACTATGGGGGTGTATTGCAGAATCTCTTTGTATCCCATGACGACGCGCCGACGCTCAAAGACAGGCGGACAGTGTGCGTCAATAGTTGGCGAAAAGATGAACTTGATTGCAGGATCAGCCGCCGCCAATGCTCCGACATGAGCCCACAGTTCTTTGGCAGTTTCGGCAGTGAAAGCGACCGAGACACAAGTACGACCGTCGCCGAGCGCGACCGACTTGGTAGCGAAGTAGCGCGATTCGTCCATTGATGCCTCGACGGAGATGACGCCGCCAGAAGGGATCGGGCCGTCGTACTCAAGGTCGGGCCATAGGTGGGTTTGAATCCAGCTCTGGGTACTGGCGATCCACATGTTTAGCGATGAGCGCAGAAAGTTTGAGCGGTCAGGATCTTTAGATTCAGCGCGCAAGGTGTCAAGCGTCAAAGTGTGTCCGAGCGCTGGGTTCCCCCAACCGAAAGACGATTCCAACATTGGATCTACTGTTGGCGGTGGGCTCCACTCGGCAAAGTAGAAGTTAGAAGGATTGTTTGTGTCAATCAGGCGAAGCGCGTTCTCTCGATGTCTGATAAAGAGAGAACTTGATTCAGTCCCAGCAGTGGAGAACATTGCCAGGAGCGGAGACCTTCGGACGCGCTGGGTTGGGATCAGGCCAGCCATAGCGATCTCCGAGATGTCAAAAATTTCGTCGGCGCAGATCAGATCTACTGACATTCCGTGACCGATTGAAGGGTTCGCCGCGCGCACCATCCACCGAGATCCGTCTGGCATCGTCGCCGAGTTCCGACCATACGACTTGTAGATCGTTGCACCTAGACGCTCAAGGGTTGGCGCCAGTTCCTCGAAGAGCAAAGTCCCGAGCGTCAAAGTGTGAGCCGTAGAAAGGATCGTTTGTTTTGTGCCACGAATCTTTGGCATCTCCAAAAGCCAGAATAGGATCAAGCATTGAATCAGGACGGTCTTACCATTTTGTCTCGCGACAGATACAAGACTTGAGCGATGCACAAGATCATCCTGTCCGTCAGGAGCATGGGTGAAACCAAGCATCCGCTCAAGACAATGAACTTGCCAAGGCATGAGCTCTATGTGAAGCAGCTCTAAAGCCATGTCCCCCACAAGGCTCCCCCACGATCCGTCACAGTCAGGCACGATCGTCTCGAGTCTTGGCTGGTCGTGGTTGATCTCGGCTGGTTCAGGCTGGTTCGGCTGTTCTGGTACAGACACAAGCATGGGGCTCGGGGGCTTTATTTCTTTGTATAAAAAACCGTTATTCCTGTTTTTGATTCGTGTTGCTGTTTTTTTGTTGATGTATTCTGCACCGCGACGACTGTTGCATGGCTTGCATGCTGGGACGAAGCCTTCGCTTATTGTGCCGCCTGCATCTGACTCGACGAGGTGGTCTAGTTCGGTTGCTTCGGCGCGTCTGCACCAATGACACACTGGTTGATCGCGTAATAGTTCTTGTCGTGCGTGTTTATATTCTTGTGTGTTGCGTTCTCTGTTTGGTTCCATGTTCTAAGACCTACTAGCGCGCGCTGTCGCGCTTGCTCTCAAGTTGCTGTGAGTGTGTTGCATGTCGGGCTCGAGTCTGTTGAGTTTGTTTGTGGTATGTCATCGTTAAGCGTAATGCAAGACAGACCTCTGAAGAGCCCCCCGTCCGTTGCCACACTGGACTCCCTATTCAATTCCTTTACTCACTGCGCTTCGACGCTTTGCCAATCCCTTTCGTGTTGCAGGTTTTGGACGCGCCGATCTAACCAAGTTCCCTTGGATTAGCCCCGTCACTTGCGAAGGTGATACGACCTTGATGCTTGCCAGTTGTAGAAGTGTTTAGCGGTGTCTTTTTTTATCTGATCTAATCATCATGATCGCCCACATTATTACGACGCCAAGAAGACCCCAGACTGTTTTGCTCATGCTTGATTCTCTGGAAACGCTCGGCGCAATGCTTCGTGCGCTAAGTAAAGCTCATCGGTCAAGCGTTCTACTTCTAGTTTTAACCAGTCGCGCTCGCGTCCGATCGCTGACATGTGATCGTGTAGTCGGTCGTATTCTTCGTTTGGGTTTCTCATAGTTTTAGCCTGTCAATTAGTACCCGGCATTGTCCCGATGACAATGTTTCTACTACTGCATCATCCACGCCAAGAGTTTTATGAATGAACTCGAGCAGCTGGAAGTCATCCCATGCTTTACCGCGCGCAAGCGACTTTAGAAAGGCGATCTGTTTAGGTGTTGCACCGCCGAATGTGTCAGGTGCAGGCGCGCTATTCACGCGGTTCACTTTCTCCATTTCAGTAGATGATGCGCGCTCCCCAGTGTGACCGAGTGGGCCGTTACTAATTGCGCGCCCGATCGCTGATGTTTCGCAGTTCTCAAGGAACGATGTTTTGTTCACTGGGGAATTGCCCATAACTTCCTCGGCCCAGCCAGTCGCAATCGGCTCCTTCGCATTGTCAAAGGTCTCGCACCTAAAGATCACCGTAGACGCGTCGTAGTGCATCATGGTCGTCACAATCTGTCCTAGTGGGTAGGCAGTCCAGAAGCGTTCTAGGCGCTGTGCAACGGTTTCGTAGAGCGATAGGTCAAAGTGTGCCATTAGCGCGCCTTCCAGACGATCGCCATGTTGCCTGCAAGCGTTGGTCGCTCTAGGTCGGTGGCGTAGACGAACTTGTCTTTGACTAGGGAGCCCCGGGTGGGTCTGACAGTGTTGCCCGAGATGCCCAGTGCGCGCTCGATCTCTTCATCGGTTGCGCCGCCTGCCTGCTTGAGGTATTCATAGACGCGCCGACGCTTTGAGCCTGATTTAGGCAGAGCGTTTAGAGCTGCACTTGCCGAGGTGGGTTTTGCGCTGGGTGAGATGATGACGGTGTTTCGGTCTATTGCGATGTCTTCACGGTATGCACCGAGTCCGCGTGAAGGTGCGAAGAGTTGCAGATCATTCATGTTGTGATCCGTTGGAGACGACAACTTCGCAATCTTCTACCGCTAGCACTTGCATGGATTTTGCATATTCTTTTGCGCCGTAGTAGCTCGTATCTTTTCGTTCCGCGCAAGCCATAAGCACATTGAGCAACCATTCGCCCGCGTTTAAGTCGTCGGGTTCGTGGTCGTGCATAGCGACTAGAAGAGTAACTTTTTGTAGTTGAATGTTTGGTGTTTCTACTTTTTCGCTCATGTCGGGTTCCTTTTGGTCGGGTTTATTGGTTTAACTTTATTGCATGCTTTGAGGTCTGGGTGACTCCAAAGGATCTTGGTCGGGTTGGTGGCGTGTGGCGTGCCGTGCATTTCTAGTCCACACTTCTTGCAAGTTATTTTGTGCATGTCAGGATCACATTGATCGCGGCTCGAATCACTGACGCATTAAAGCGCGCCTGTTCTCCGCCTGCTTCCATGCTTGCTTCGTACATGATCGCCAACTCATCAAGAAGAATGTCGTGCGAATGTTTTGGTGCGGGTACATGATTAGGTCGCACAATGTCGTCTATGAATTGCTTGAAGACTTTGTTGTATTTGTCGCTGTAAGTTTCGGGATACATCTGTCGGGTCTCCTCTGTGATGCCTGTCTCGGGATATTGCTGTTCGGTCACTGTGGAAGGTTCCAAGGTGTCCAAGATGAATTATGCCATATCGCAAGACCTGCGATGAGGTTTATCTTCGGATCAAACAATTCGTCGCACACTGACAGGATTCCTTTCGCTTGTAACCAACCTTGGGGCCAGTATGCCGAAGGGGTGCACCAAAATCCGTTGATCTGCATTAGACCGTAGGAGCCGCCGTTTGTGTCGTATCGGTTGTAGGCGTTTTCGGTGCAAAGTGACTCGCGATAGAGCACTCTCGAGAGCGTAGGAGTCTGATCGGAAGACCAGCC